TATAAAGTTTGTACCAGAGTCTGGAAATTGTGATACATCAGCTAATGTAATACCTGTTGTAGTAGTAGAGTTAATAGCTCCAGATAAAGTTGTTGTAGGTTCACCTGCTGTTTCACCGCCCCAAGATCCAAGAGACCAACCAAAACCTTTTGCCTGCACTGCTGGTCCTACAGGATAATAATGCTGTACTCTTATACCACCTGAGTCTGATGCACCAGATCCTGACTCTGCTGATGGCATCGTGATCGTAAGTTCTGTAGTTGATGGCACTGTTGTTACCATAAATTTTTTGTCATTAAAATCAGATGCACTATAATTAGATCCAGTTATCGCAGAAAAGTTATCTAATAAAATTATATCTCCTGCAGATATATTATGTGAAGTGCTAAAATCTATCGTAACTGATGTAGAACCATTACTCGTTGTAAACGCACTTGTAAGGGTAGTAGGTGATCCTTTGATAGGATGTATGTCATAAAATACACCACCTGAATATGCATATAAAATTCTGTTTGTGCCTATGATTGCATATTTTCTAGCTTTGGTATTAACAAAATGATGAAGTCCTCTACCAGCACCCGTTAGTTTATCATCACCAAGTTGCTTCCAACCACCTATCTTTTCAGGTGTGCCATATCTAAAACGAACGTTATCACAGTCGGTCCATTGACCTTCTGCCCCAGTAGCTGTAACTTGTTTATTGATTCCAGGTGCAAACCCTATTTTTTGTAACATATGACTCCATTATAATACTATTTTACAAATGATGGTAGACCCAGCTTTGGTCTTCCATCAAACATATTTTTATTAGCAAATGGGCCATTTACATGGTTATAATGTAGAAATACTTGGCCGCAAATGTTCCCTTCAAATGGCTCTCGCCAGTGTTCAAGTTCGCATCCACTATATACCAACATATCTCCTACATCAAGCACGACTTTTGTGCCTTTGGGTGCATTGGG